AGAACCAATGTTAAAAGTTTATAAAAAAACAGACCAAGGTAAATCAGAAGTCGTTAATCATCCGTTAGAAGTTTTGATGCAAAGACCAAATGAGTTTATCTCTGGAAATATTCTTGCTCACTATATAGTTACTTCATTATCTGCACACGGTGATGCTTTCTTATTAAAAGTCAAAGACGGTCAAGGTAATGTTGTTCAGCTTGTCCCATTAATGCCTTCTTTTGTAAAAGTAAGAGGTAATGAAAAAGAATTAATTACACATTATGAATATCACGCTGTTCAAAAAAGCAACCAATTAAATTCAGACTATATAGAAATACCAAGAGAAAACATGGTTCATGTACGTCAAGGTATGGACCCAGACGACCATCGTAGAGGTTTCGCACCACTACGCTCAGTTATGAGAGAACTAGCTGGTGATGAAGCAGCTGGACAATTCTCCGTAGCTTTATTACATAACATGGCTGTTCCGGGAGTTATTTTAAGTCCTAAAGACGACGCAATGGGTGGACCAAGTAGAGAAGAAGCTGAAGCAATTGCTCAATCTTTCAAATCAAAATTCTCTGGTGCCAATAGAGGAGCACCAATGATTATGACTGGCTCTATGGATGTAGACGTAGTTTCGTTTACACCAGAACAAATGAATCTTAAACAATTAAGAAGATTGCCAGAAGAGAGAGTTTCTTCTGTACTTGGAGTCCCAGCGATTCTCGCCGGTCTCGGAGCTGGATTAGACGCAGCCACGTATAACAATACTAAGGAATTAAGAGAGTTTTTCACAGAACAAAAAATGATTCCTATGTGGAGTGCAGTTGCTCAAGAAATTTCACATCAATTATTACATGATAATTTTGAAAAAGATAATTACGAATATTTTTGTGCTTTTGACTTAGACCAAGTTAGAGCATTAGCAAGCGATAAAAAAGACCAAGTATTAACAATGAACTCTGGTGTACAGGGTGGCTTTGTTACTGTTGGTGAAGCTAGAAGAAGTTTAGGTTTAGACACAGACAATAGTCACGACGTATACCTAAGACCATTAAATATGATTGCAGTGGCAGAAGGTGATACCGGGATTATGAACTCAGTAGATGAGGTGCCCGTCCCTTCTGCACCTGCTATAGAGGAAGATGATGAAAAAGATACTTTAAACACATCTCGATTTCAACCAGAAGTTCGTAGAAGTAAAAGAACTATTGGTAAAAGAAAACCTACAAAAAAGACAGTAGCTATCGATGTTCATATGGAATTTACTGCGTCAGAATCTGCATTTTTTCCTATTGAATTGAAAGCTGCTCCAATATCAGCTAAGGTTAAAAAAGTATTACAAAAGAAAGTTGCAGACCACAATGCCAAAGACCCAAAGTATAGAGCAAGTTATGGAATGCTTTCAGCTGTCTTCAGACGAGGTGTCGGTGCCTATAGAACTAACCCAGCTTCAGTGCGAGGTAATGTTTCTTCAGCAACCCAATGGGGCGTAGCTAGAGTTAACGCATTCCTTAAGGGACTAAAAGGTAAATTCCCAAGAACAGCTTTTGACCAAGACTTACTTCCAAGTGGTCATCCATTAAGTTCAAAAAAATCAGCTAAAGCTGCATCAGTAAAAACTGGTGACACGGTTAGCTGGTCAATCAATAAAGACCCAGACCCACCTTCAACAGTGCATGGCGTAGTTACTTCTGTCAACAGTGAAAAGAAAGAAGCAACTATGATGGTTTGGGCAATTATGGAAGATGGCTCTCATCAGAAAACTGATAGAAGTGTTACCCAACTAATTTCTAAATTAAAAAAGATTAAAGATTGGCGTAAAGAGTCTAAAGCTCCAAAAGATTTAACAAACTTTCCTAGCTCTGGAGATAATCAGAAAATTAGTTTAAGCAACTCTAAATTTAAACAATTTCCAGATAAAGCTTATATAGATAACTTAAAAAAGAATTACCCGAAAATATGGAGAAGAGCTGGTACCGGTGGTAACCCTCCTACTTCATTCACAGGTAATGATGCCTACAGAAACTGGACAAAGTATAAGGCAGGAGATAGAAGTTCTTCAGTCCTTAGCTGGGTAAAAAGACGAGAACGTTTTATGTCTCGTCATCAAGGAAACATTCGCTTAAATGGAATTATTGCTGTCATGAAATGGGGTGGCGTAACTAAATCTGGCGTATCTGCAATGAAAAAAATTGTCAATGAACAGAAAAAAAAGGAAGATGAGCGACGTAAGAAGGCTATAGACCTAATTACAGAGAACACTGACGATTTGACAGATTAGAATAGTATATGATATATGAAAGGTGTATATTAAAGCGAGTGAGATATGGAAAATAACAAATTTAACAAATCAATAGAGTTTAAAACTACTGATGACGAAAAGGGAAGTGTAGAAGCTGTATTTTCAGTTTTTAACAATGTCGACACAGACGGCGATGTTGTTCTTCCGGGTTCAATAAAGTCTGGATTCAAAGATAACCAAGTCCCTATGGTGTTTGCACACAAATGGGACCAGCCAATTGGAAAAGGTGTCATAACTTCAGATGACAGTAAAGCTAAATTCACAGGAAGTTTCTTTATGGAAACTGAGGCTGGTAGGGAAGCTTATAATCTAGCAAAAGAAATGGGCGACCTACAAGAATGGTCATTCGGTTTCCGAATAAATGACTATGAATCCGGTAAGTTTAAAAAAGATGGCACAGAAGATGAAATTGATGTGCGTTTCTTAAAAGATTTAGAAGTCTTTGAAGTTAGCCCAGTACTCGTGGGTGCTAACAGACAGACTTACACACTCGCTATTAAATCTGGCGAAGAGGCTGTTTACGAATCAGATAATATTGATGAAGAAAAAGCAGCTAATAATGAAGATGTTTTTGACAACCAAGAAGATGCTCAAAAAAGAGCAGAAGAGCTAGGTTGTTCCGGAACTCATATTCATGAAGTGGATGGCAAAGAAGTTTATATGCCATGTTCTACTCATGATTCTTATGAGGAAATGATTGCTAACAACTCCAAAGGTGGAGAAGAGTCAGAAGGTAGTTCTTCTTGCAACTGTAACTGTGAAAAACATGCAGATGTACAAGAAGAAGTCAAGTATGACAAGTGCTCTTATGGAGATGATGGCAAGTGTGCCAAAGATATGGCAAAAGGTTTAGAGATTTCAGATGACGATTCCAGCATGACAGGAAAACGTTTTTCTGACGAGGTCAAAGATGTGCTTGCAGCATTAGAAAGCCTCATAGTAAGAGCGAAAGCAATTTCAGTCTTACGTGAAAAAGATGGAAGAGTAATATCGGAGAATGCTAGTTCTGCTCTTAGAGCAGTTCAAGAGGACTTAAATGACGCTTGGACAGAAATAGATTCTATTTTAGATGATGTTTCTGAGACTGAGGAAACTCCTGCTGAAGAAGAAACTCCAGTAATGGAAGCTCCTGTTGAAGAAATTCAAGAGGACGTAGAAGTTGCTGAAGCCGAAGCTGAAGTAGAAGTTGTCGAAGTTGAAGAAACCGTTGAAGATGATTCTGATTCTGAGACCGAAGAGTCTGAAGTTGAAGTCGAAACTGAAGCTCCTTCTTTAGAAGAAGTTGATGATGAGATAGACGCTTTATTCGCAGAGGGACAAGCATTAATTGCAGATTCTCTTGTAATAGAACTAGACGACGAAGTATAAGTATAAATTTATTTTGGAGATAAAAAAAATGACAAATAATAAAGATAACATTTCCAAGGTAAGGGCTGAGTTAAAAGAGGCTTTTGATTCTGCAACTGATGGTAAATATACCGCAGAAGCAAAAGAAAAAATCAAAGGTCTTAACACTGAGCTTGCTGGTCTTATTGACGCAGATAACTTAGAGCGTACCAAAGCTAAAAATGAAAAAGCTATGGAGCAAGAAGTTTATGCATCAGAAGAACCACAAGCTGGTCCGTCTACTGTAGGTCAAGCATTCGTTAATTCTGATGCTTATAAAGGCTATACAGAAGATGGAGTTAAAGGTGTAGACTCAACAGTAAAGTTCTCACCAGCATATGGTGAAAAGGCAACATTAGGTGCCGGACTTTCTGCATCCTTTCCTCCGGAAACATTAAGACAACCGGGAATCTTAGAAAAAGCTCTTAGAGACCCAGATGCCGTCATTGGTCTATTCGACCAAATTGAAACAAGCCAAAATTCATTTGCATACATGGAAGAAACTACTTTCACTAATGCTGCTGCTGAACAAGCTGAAGAAGCTACAACAGCAGAAGCAGCACTTGACTTCACAGAACAAACTGCACCAATCCGTAAGGTTGGCGTTTTCTTGCCTGTGACAGAAGAGTTATTAGCAGATGTAAATGGAATTCAAGGTTATGTCAACTCAAGACTAGGCACAATGATGAAACTACGTTTGGACAACCAACTCCTTTCCGGAGACGGTACTGCACCAAACATGGAAGGTATATTAACAAAATCTGGTATATCCGGATACAATAATAGCAACTATGCAGGAGAACTTGGTAAGGTTGGACAAATCTACCAAGCAATTACAGACATTAGGCAAAACGCTTTCGTTGAGCCCGATGCTATAATCATGCATCCATCAGACTGGTATGACATCGTAACATCTGTTACTGATGTCGCTACTACAACATCTGGTGCTGCCGCTAAGAATCCACTATTTGTGGTTGCTGGTGGCTTTGGTACCGATGTAACTCCAAGAATTTGGGGATTACCAGTTGTAGCTTCCACAGCAATTTCAGCAGGTACAGTACTTGTTGGTAAATTCGGTGGTGGCGAAGCAGCTCACGTTGTGATGCGACAAGGTCTCGACCTTGCAGTATCAGACTCACATAGCGACTTTTTCCTCAAAGGAAAACTAGCTATCAGAGCGACAATGAGAGTCGGTCTTGCTGTTTACAGACAGTCAGCTTTCTGTAAGATTACAAACATGTAATTAGTTCATTATTATCTGGGGTAGTAACCCTACCCCAGATAGAACTGATAAATTTTTATTAAGGAAAAAAAATGGAATATATAAAAGTAGAAAATGATATTTGGAAGTTAGCAGACGGTAGTCTCTATGAAGGAGATGTTTCCGGTGTTAATGGTCAAGCTTCAAAGATTGCTAAAAAAGGTCATGAGTACAATTCAGATTACCTAGCAAAGCATGGTTGGGGCGTTAAAAAAGCAGCTTCTAAAGTTCAAGAAGCTCCTAAGAAAAAGTCAACCAAAAAATCAATTGAAAATAAAGCTGTTAAGCCAGAAGACGTAGAAGACAAGTAAGGTTTAGCCAATGGCACTTTCTTCTGTCTCAGACGTTAAAAAGGCTATTGGTATAGACGTTTCAGCAAGTGATGAAACAAACATTACTGATATTTTTATACCAGCAGCAGATGCAGCAATCAAAAACTTTGTTGGCTATGAGCTCGAATATAACGGAGCTGTAGTCGATACATTTGATGGTTCTAATCAAGAAGAGTTATTTACTTCAGTAGCACCAATAGTTTCAATCACTTCACTGTATGAGGACGCAGTTCTTTATACAGAAGGTAATCAAGAACATTTTGTTGCCTACAAACAAACAGGAAAAATTAAAAGAACAAATAACAAAAGATGGTCTGATATAAGATTACAAAATATTGTAATTACTTACAAAGCTGGATACTCAGACACAGAAGCAACAGCAGAAAACATACCGTCAGACATAAAATTCATTAGTGCTAGAGCAGCAGGAAGATTATTTACAGCTTCAGCAGCATTATCATCTCAACAGTCAACTGGTGAAGTTTCGACTCATAACTCAAACAACTCAGTAGACTCACAGTTTCAACTTGTAACAGAAGAATCTATTGGAGATTATAAAGCAAAATATGAATCAGTAGTAGATTTAATGAATCAAGAAATACTAAATAGTCAAGATAAATCAGTGTTAACAAAATATAAGAGGCAATACTTTACATCTGCTTCAATTTTAGATTAGACTACTGTTATGGAAGATACAGAAATTAATTTTAATAAAGCTCAAAGACAAGCTTGGCTAAGAGCACAAGATATAGACTTTTTTATGGAAGCTCTACTTGAGCAAATGAACTCTATGAGAATGAAGGGTACTAATCTAGTCCAAGATATGGATGATTTAGTTAACGGATACTTAAAAGTTTGTAAAAAATATCCAATAAAGTAAATGAATCGCTATCAGTACGAATTCGATGGTGAAATAAAAACCCTTAAAGGAAAAGGATTAAAAGAAGCTATACGTTCTTTTAAACAAGAAAATCCCAAACAACTTGATGTTTATGTGAAATACGTTAACAAACAAGGTAATCCTATTAGTAGGAACATACGCTTAAGAGAGCCTATAATTGGTGTTGATAAGAGAACAGGTAAATATATATACTAATGGCAAGGTATGATTATAAATGTTCTAAGTGTGAACACGTATTTGAAGTACAACACTCTATACATGAAGAACCAAAGGTAAAATGTGAAAAATGTAAAAAATTATCTATTAGACAAATTAGCACTAGGGTTTATCTCTATGGAACTGTTGGCATTGATTGGAATAGTAATCCTATGGGCGCTAGTCAATCAATGAAAGATAAAGCTAGGAAAGCTTCTAAAAAGAAGCAACAGTTTTAAGAGAATAAGTAGTATAAGTTAAAGTCAGTTCTTCTTCGGGCATAATATCTTTTTTTGTATATAAATAAATATTTGGACCAATATCTATGAGTTCGCAATTAGAATCTTCAGCATGATTAACAAAACCACCTAGTGGGGTTCGTATCATTCCGTGTTGAAACTCATTATTCTTTATGTGGCTTATTCCCAAATTAGTACTCTCATTTATAATCTGTGTACTAAAAAGACCTAAACCATCTATGTTTGACTTTTTTATAGTTAAGTAATCCGGTAAGGGATGGTATTTATCGTCTTCCACTTTCTCTGCTTTCTAGAGAGTCAAGTAAATCTTTACTAAGAGTCCAGTTTTTCATAGCTCTATCATATTCTTCTTGGCGCATTTCTGATACCATTTTTTTCTTCCATTCTAAATATTTATTAGAATCCTTCATTTCTCCACTTCCTTTCAAATACTTTTTTATCACCCCAACAAAACTTGCTAGAATTCCAGTCTCTAAATGTTGTATACGTATCCCCATTACTTTTTTTGTAAGTATCTTGAGCTAATTTACTAGCCATCCAAATATTGTAATAAGGGTTAAATTGAATAGTTTCAAATGCAAAACTTTCTCTAACGTAGAACTCTTGTTCTGGTAAAAAATTTAATGGTATTCCATCATAAGTTAAGATTTGTGAATCAAACATTGGTGCATCAAACTTTTCTGCAATCCAGTTCCAAGTCGAAGGAATAAATTGCATTAACCCCGAGTCATCAGCTGATTTACGATAAGCATTGTATTTACCCCTGCTTTCACACCAACCTATTCTCATTGCTTTGTATAAATTTTCTTCATCAAAATAATCTACATAGATATTGGAATATTGGGTCATAGAACTAGGAATAACCGAAGAACATTCTTTGTATTCTTCTATAAGTTCTGGGGTTGCTTGACTAATGACACCAAAAGATGCCAAAAATATCATACATTCAGCTATCATATACTTCTTTCTTTTCCATAATATTATTATAACATATTATGGGAAATTTACAAGTTATATTTTTAAAGCTTCTTGAATAACTTCTTTTTCACTATTGCCTGTTACACCGGTAACAAATTCATTAATGAATCTACCATATTTGTCTTGTACCTTGGTATATATTTGACCCTCGAAAGAGTTTGTATATTTGTTCCAAGTAACAAATACAGTATTTTCACCGATTTTGAGCAGTTTTTGGTGCTCATCAACGGCAATAATTTCTGGTTTAAATGCATCTAACATTAAAACTCCTTGTACTATACCTTTTAATTATACCACATTTTACCTAAATACAACAAAAAACAAAAAAAAGTGTAAAAATCTTGCTAAAAAAACGTTTCTGTGATAAAATGGAACTATGATAGATAATAATATAACTAAACCTACAATAGAGCAAGCAGAGTTCCTATTTAAAAAGTTTCCTAATAAGACACTTCGTGAATGGGCTAATGAATGGGGTATGTCACATGAAAATGTACGACTCATGAAGAAAAAACTTGGTTTGCCTACAAGGGCTATGCCTATTACCACAATGGTAGCTGATGAAATAATAGCATTCATTAAAGATGGAAAAGGAACGGTAAATACTGCTAGAACATACGCAAATTACCCATTTGGAAAAGGCAAGTTTACATATTGGTTGGATGAAAATCCTCAATATAAAGATATGCTAAAAGAAGCTGAAGCGGTTGCTTTAGAAAAAAAGCAGAATCCTACTCATAAACGATGCATAGTTACTGGAGAATGGTTACCGATATCAGAATTCTACAAAGACAAAGGCACTGTTGACGGATACTCAAGAAGAAGTAAAAAAGCTGTTAAATCTATGGTAAGAGAGTACTACTACAAGAGAGATGTAACCACACCTATAGTAGAAAAAAAGACATGTTCTGCACTTCCAGAACTTGGTGACTTACCTGCAGAATACTTTCATAGAAACAGAAGGTTAGCTTCTGGTTTGCAACAATATTCAATTGCATTTCAGACAGCTTACTCTGCTAATTTAAATTCAGTAGACCCGGAAGTTAGAAGTAATGCACACGGAATGGCTAAGCAAGAATCTTTAAAATATTTTGCTGCATTAGGATACACACCTAAGAGTTAATCTGTTATTATTGATGTACGTCAACTTTTTGTTGACGGGCATACTATACTCAAAAGCCCCTTCTTCGTGAGGGGGTTTTTTGTTGGTATAATTATAATTATGCCATTT